AGCTATCAAGAAACCTGCGGATTCCTGTTTTATAACTACTCCGTCCGTGGTGCTTACTTCGGCTGCATATTGAAGTGCTACGTTTCCATTCGCGGAAGGTCTGATAGTCCCATCTACCAAAGCTAAATAAGTCGTTCCAGTAGCTTCTACTCCGGTTCCGATTACGGAGTCCCCGGACGAAGTAATCCAGCCTACCTGACCTGTACCATCGGCCCCCGAGGGTATGAAAACATTAGCTGAAACGATAGTCGCAGCCGGGAAAGTCAATCCGAGTTTCAATCCATTACCGGTATGAGCAGATCGGAACAAAACATTAAAGGCAAAGCAATAAGTCGTTCCTGAGGAAACCGCGAATACCAAGGCTGTCGCGGTTGCTAAAGCAGTAGTCGTAACCGTCGGGGCATCTGTAGTGGCTCTTGCGAAGGAAGGACCGGTCCCGGCAGACGGCCCGGTGGGACCTTCAGGCCCAGCGGGTCCAGAAGGACCACTGGGACCGGAAGCCCCCGTTGTACCAATTGCCCCGGTAGGGCCCGCTGGTCCTGACGGCCCTGAAGGACCCGTTGCCCCAATTACTCCAGTAGGACCGGTAGCTCCAATGGGTCCGGCAGGACCGCTCGGGCCGGAAGGACCGGTAGCTCCGATTGCCCCGGTAGGCCCCGCCGCCCCATCAGCGCCCGCAGGTCCAGAAGGACCGGAGGGGCCGGTTGGTCCTGTTGCCCCCGTCGTTCCAGTTCCCGTTGGGCCTTGAGGCCCCGCCGGGCCGGAAGGACCGCTAGGACCAGTAGGCCCGGCTATTCCGGTAGTTCCGGCACCAGTAGGTCCAGCGGGTCCACTAGGCCCCTGAACCCCGGTGGGTCCGGTAGGTCCACTGGCTGCCGCGCCGACGATTGCAGAACCGGCCCGCCGTAAAAACAGCCCGTCGTCTATGGTCTGGAGTTCAAGAGTGGCCCCGCCTCCCTCAACGAATATATGGTCCTCGTTCCAATTACTCGGACCTATTATCGAGGCGTCCTCCTCGTCAGCGACGGGAGAGACGAATTTATGTTCGATTGCCACGTTATTGCAGGGTTGGTTTCACGGTTGCGCCCAATCCTGTTAATTCACCTTCCGCACTACGTTGGGTACGGATATTTCCGATGGAAATCTGTCGTTCCGGTGGATTCAGTAAAACCTGGAGCATTTTATCAAGCGTTTGCTGCATTCCTTCCAAAGCGGTTTCCAGCTTGGGCATCACACTTACCGCGTCCGACTCGGCTTTGACGGTGGCTTTTTCGACTGCCTTAGCGGTTTCGTCCTCGGAACGGCACTTCTGCTCGAAAGCAAGTTTATCTTCCTGCAATTTCTTGTCACCCTCGTTTTTCTGATTTTGACGGTCGTGTTCCGCTTTCGCTTTACGTTCCTCAAGGTCGATGGCGTGATTGGATTTGTCCAGTTCAAGTTGCTTATCGAATTCAAACTGTTCCCTGGCAAGCCGTTGATCTTCTTTCTGAGCCTCGGATTGCTGGCGAAATTTCTCGTCCTGTGCCTGCTTCTGGATTCCAAGCTTAGCCATCTCTCCCTGTTGATCCTGTTTTAACGCCTGGTTTTCCACGGTAAGTTTTTGGACTTCTTCACCGGCCTTCTGCATTTGTTCCTGCATTCCTTCTACTTTCTTCTGCAATTCCGGCGGAATCTGGGGTTGTTCCTTCATCATCTTGATGATCTTGTCCTTGTTTGAAAGGGGAGAAGCCATAATCACGGCTTCGGGAGGCATGGGAAAACCGCTTTTCACCATTTCCGCCATCGCCTGAAAATCTTCAACCTCCTGCGTCACGGTATCGGGAGCGTCGTCCATTACTATATCCACGTCCAGATTCATAATGTCGTTTTCAGTGGATACGACTTGTTGCATCATCGGGTCCATGCCCATTTTACTTTGCAGTTGCTGCAAGATTTCAGGGGAGGCGCCCTGCTCTTTGGCTTGTTTCAGCATCATTTCGCCTTGAGTCACCGGCTTGTTCAACCCCACGAATTTCAGATTGTTCTCGTCATCAGTTACCCGTAACCACATTTCTGCCTTCCAGTACTGTTTAATTCTGTTCCAGACTTTTCGATAAACCCTGATGTCCAGGTTTTTAAGCATATCGAACATCGGCGCTAATTCGGTCTGTCCGGTCAACGCCCTTTGTCTCAGAGCAACCCCGGATTGGACCGTTTTATCCTTTCCCTGAGTAGCGGCATTGGCGCCTACGGAATCAATTTCCATCTTGGCTTCGGTCAAGAGATTAAACTGGGCTTGGGCCATGTCTCCGGTAGGTAGAATCCCGAAGTCTTTACCGAATTCTCCGTATGCAAACTCTACGTGACCGTCCGGCTTGGCTAATTCCGCACGGGCTTTATTAACATCCTCAACAGAGCCTTTTGTACCAAAAGTCTGTCTGACCGAATGAAGATGCAGGGCCTTTGAACGTCTTTTATTGATTTCGTCCTGAACGTCCAGAATCTGCTTCATCGAGCCGTAACGGCCCCCGTCTCTATCTACAAAAAGAGAGGCGAATTCGTAGCAGTGCTCGGTTTCTCCTTCTTCGTTAATATAGGGAGACTTCATCGGCTCCTTACAGTACCCCCCCCTGGTAAAACAGGCGTACCACCAGTCTCCATCGTCTTTTCTATAGTAGAGTTCTACGATTTTCACCCTTCTTCGTGTATTGTCCATCCACCGGGGTTTATCATCATACGTTTCGGAGCCTTCCTGCATGGACTCCAGAATATCTTCTGCTTGTGGGTATAAGGCAATGGCCTCGTCGTAATCCATCCACACGACCTGACCCAAATAACGGGCGTCAGAAAAGTCCTTCCGTCTCGAATGGGGATCGTAAACCAATCTATCCCACATGATTTGCCGGACGACAATTTTGTAAGTCTGATCTTTGGGTTTGGCGATGATTTCCATCCCGCCCGTACCTTCGATCAGCATGTTTTCCCAAGCGTCCGAACGATGCCTCTCGTACATATTATCTTGCAGACAGAAACGTACGGCTTCGGTCGCGGCGGTAGCGCCTTCGGTATGTTTGGGCGTTCTGGGGTAGGCTTTGGCGGTGGTTCTATTCGCTCTTTCCATCCCCATCAATGAATCGACCTTGGGTTTGCAACGATTGATTACGGTGGGAGATTGTTTTTGCTTCTTGAGTTTGGCGACCTCTTCCGGGGTCCATTGATTCGAGTCGTAATAACAACGGCACTTTTCGGACAATTCTCTGGACTCTATAGTGGCGTCATCACTCTCGTTAACCCAGGTAATCAATTCCTGAAGTTGCTCATCAGAAACGGGTTGAGAAGACTTTGGGGTTTTCTTTTTGGCCATTAAACGGTTCTCCAGCTTTCAACTTCTTTTTCTTCGAACCGGAACCAGGTCTTTTCCCGTGGGTCCGGCTTGGCATCCATGAGGTTGACCCAAGGTCTGCTCATGCAGGCATAACGTGTCGAATCGTACTGGTGGTCCTCGTTTTCGGTATCCACATCCTCGGTATCCGTTTCGTCCATCACCAAGTCGGGCATGGTTCTCCAGAATCCGTCGTTACAATTGCGGGTAGCATACAGCATCGGACCCTCGGAGTCCCCGGCGATCCTGTTTCTGACTTCAAGGTATCCGGCGTGTCTCGAATTATCAGCCCGCCTCAGGGTCACTCCGTTTCGCAACATGGTTTCAGCGTGGGAAGGTCCCCCGTCCACTTTCCACATCGAAGGATCGGCTGAGATATAAGAGAGTTTTCTGTCTCCTATTCTGTTTTTCATGCCATTGGCTACTTCAGCGACTTCCATTCTCAGACCTTCATTTGCCTTACCCGTCCAACCGTACCACTCCTTCCACAGAATGATAGCCCCCCTTCGGTAAACTCTTCCATCGGGTAGCGAGTTTCCATTCGACACACACCACAAACCGAATGAAAAAGGTCTCGAAGAACCCCAATCCAGACTGCCAAACTGTATCCAGTCGGAAGGAGGGGTAAAGGGTTCGATACAATGAATGTCCCGTCTCAGTTTTTCAAAAGCCTGTCCGGCAATAATATCCCAGTCACCCTCAAGCATGGCCCGCACCAGATTGTCGTTCCCCATTCCTCTCAAGCGATCCGCGTACTCGGGGTCATCCCCGGTCAAATGGGGGTTGTCTGAAAGTTTTGCCGGAATGAACTGCCTTAACATGCCCCCTTCATCCGGGGGCGCTCGCCAGACCTTGAAAGGTTCTTCAGGAGAAATCCAGGTTCTCTTGACCCAGGCATGACCGATGGAACCCGGATTGGCTCCAGCTTCTATTCTTGGCAGCCGTTTCTCGTATTGGGGAGGTACTTTCAAGCCCGCACGTCTCACCTGCGCTCTCAAGTACCGATATTGAAAATCAGTATAGTGCGTCACCTCGTCCGGCAGTAAAACGTGTATCTCGGCTCCCTGA